GGAAGACCAATTATCTTATCACCTTTTTTAATAAGACTACCATCTAATATCTCATTCTTCTCTACAACACCAGTACAAAATCCTGCAAGGTCAATATCTTTTGCAAACCTACCATGTTCAGCAGTCTCTCCACCTATAAGTTCGCAACCTGCAATCTCACATCCCTTGAGTATACCAACCATAAGGTCAGCAACTCTATCATCTAATTTTACACAAGAAACATAATCTAAAAAGTATAATGGTTTAGCACCACATGTAATTACATCGTTGACACACATGGCAACGAGGTCTATACCAATAGTAGTATAGTCACCAAATACTTGTGCCATATTAATTTTAGTACCTACGCCATCAGTACCAGATACTAAAACAGGCTCCTCGTAACCACAAGGAACCTCAAACATACCACCAAAGCCACCTATAGAAGGTGCTTTCGTTTTTAAGTTTTTAACAAATTCATTTCCAGCATCTATGTCAACACCAGAGTCTTTATAATTCATAATCAATCTGTTATTCCATACTTTGTTAAATCGTATTTAGGCATCCTTAATGGTTCTACCTTTGGTTTAATTGGAAGACCTATCTTATCTTCAAGATCAGATACTAACTTCTTTAATGTTATATCATATGGTGCTGGTGCATTCTGTAAACAAACTCGTAAGCACTGTAGTTCATCATCAGTGAATGTATAGGTATTACTCAACGTGGATAACTCCCTTCATACCAGCACCAGCATGAGGATCACATTGAAACTCAAAATCTCCTGCTTCGGTAAAAGTAACTGGGAATTGTTCTCCACTCATAAATGCCAAGTCTGGATGAGATAACTCATCATGACCTGCAAATACTACATTATGAGGAGGCAACTCACCATTTGTAAATGTAACTGTGTCACCAACATTAACAGTAACTTCATTAGGTTCAAAGACTAAGTTCCCTCCAGAACCCATCTGTATACCTGCATCTGCAGCATATGCTGATGCTGCTAATGTAAATGAAAGGAATAATGATGTCATCATTATTGTAAGTCTACTCATCCACCACATAATTTCGTGTTTTAAATCGTTGTTCATATTTAGTGTCCCATTGGGATACCTGCAGCCATAAGACGAGAGATATTATCTACCTCATCGTTATTACAGTAATCAACAAAATGAGGATGTGCTTGTAGAAAAGGCACATCCTCTTTGCTGTGTTCTATTGCATCGTATGCACTCATGGCATACTCACATATCTCATAATGATGATGTTGTAAGTCGTGATAACCTACTGTGTAATGTCTCTGTTGAGTCAGGGGCATGATAGTTTCAATCCCGTACTACACATATTTATAGCACACTATAGTAATTTTTGCCTATTTAAGTGTGGACTCACTGACTATGTTTGGATACAATTACAATTTATAAGGTTTATCGTCTGTAGTAATTTTAAGAGGTGCTTGTTCAATTCTAATTGTCTGAACAGGACCACCTGCACTTGCCTTTGCTACAATCTGCTCAATCTCTTTTGCAGTTGGTGGAGGAGGACCAGCAGGAGTGCCGTTACCATTAGCATTCATCTTCATAGTTCCATCACCTTTCTTAGAAGCTGTCTGAATTCCGAAGCTAGCTAAAACTCCTGTAAAAACCGAAGCTATGAAAGTTGGATCTATTTTCTGTTGTGGTACACCTGGTATGGAAACGTAATTTAAAGTCAATATTCCACCCGACCAGGCAAGAACGGTGATGCGAACAAATGTACTAATGATAGCAGCTTGTTCTTCAGGGTCAGGAAGAATTGCATCTTTTGCTTTAGCAAAGATACCTTTTTTCTTCTCTTCCTTTTTATCTTCCTTTTTGTCTATTACTACTTCAGGCATAAAAATAAGGGTGACTACCTCTATATAGCACCCTTATGATTTAAAATTCAACTGGAAGTGGAGCAACAGGTGTAGCAGCTTGATCTGGTGCAGGGGAAGCAAGATCATTGGCACCTAAACCAGCACCACCAAATCCTCCAAGAGATCCAAGTGCTTTCTCTGTGACGCTTTCAATTATTGCGTCCTTATTAACGTAAACGTAAGCACCAGTGCCAACAACGGCAACAGATACAGCAGCAGACGCAATAGCAAGTACATTGATAAGTTTTTGCATTTTAGATAATCTAATTCTATGTATTGTCATGTTTGCCATTATAGTATGCTTTGAAGTAACTGGCAAGCCCATTAGTAGTATATTGTTTCTCACACCACTCATGAGCACAATTATATATTGCTGTTGCAGGATGTGTTGAACCAAAGTTCGCCATCAACAACCTTAATGAATTCTGTCTTAATTTAAATTTCTCTTCTGTTAATCCTTTTCCCAACTCATCAAACTCTTTTTCAGTCGTACCATTAACTCTGGTATCAGTCTGATCGTAAGTGATGTTGTTAGGCATTGTTCTGAAGAGTGTCTTCTTATTATATTATAAGATTATAAAAAGTCAATAGAGACTTTCTTCTTGTTCAGTTAATAAAGTAACTTCATCAGATGTTGGATAAGAAACGCAGGTAAGACAATAACCTTCTTCCATCTGATCATCATCCAAGAATGTTTGATCTTCTTGATTAACCTCACCTTCTACAATTTTCATAGCACATGATGAACATGCACCTGCTCTACAAGATGATGGGTGATCAATACCCGCTTCTTCTAATGCATCTAATATTGTAGTATCTTCATCACACTCAAATGTTTCCGTTGATCCATCTGGTGTTTGCAAAGTAATAGTAGCCATTGTGTTATATGATACAACCGTAGTATATATCAAACCGTTATATTAAACCTAATGAACCTGCTGTTATTCCAACACATACAAAAAATCCAAACTCCAATAATCCATGTGCTTCTGCTGGAGTATTAATTAAGATATTATTGATAAAAGATAAATCCGACATTTGAGTATGCTACGAGGGACACAACTCCAAGAAAAATTGCTATTGGCATTTGAATAGGTAAAAATACTCTCAATAGTATATAGGTATTTCTACCTTACTGTCAAGAGTATTACTAAACCTACCACACCAACCATTGCTAAACGACCATTCCATCGTTCAGCAAACCTCCAATATGGATGAGACCAATCCATTATGCTCCTGATGGTACAGTTGCTGGAACCATGTCCTGTTGACGGATTCTAATTCCCTTTCCACCATCTTGATCATCGTCATCATCGTTGATTGCACGAAGAATAAGTTCTACCAATACTAAAGCAGCCATAGGGTAGAAGCACCATAGGACTGCTGTTAGAGGAGATATACTATCTGATGCGGCTATAAAGTCGCCCATATGTCTTGGTATTGTAATAAATACGAGTAATTATTTAGTTTTGTTAACTTTTTGGTGTCATTCGGTATGCACCAAAAGCACTTGCAGCTACTGCTGCAAGCACTATTAGTATTTCCACTATACTATACCAGGAATGATTTGACCTGTAAAGGTGTAGCTAGCAAAGGCAGCAACGCAGCCAACGATAGCAGCAATACCATTCCACTTCTCAGCGATGGAGAAGTCAGGTTGCTTGTTATTGTTTTCA